CCCCGCTACCCGTTCGAGTTCCACCAGCGCGACGCCATGGAAACGCTCACCGATGGTCCATTCCTGGCCGGGTTTGACGTGATCCACGCCTCCCCACCCTGCCAGGCCTACTCCGTTCTCCGCCACCGGGTGGCCCGCCCGGCCCCCATGCTCATCGACCCGGTCCGCGAACGCCTGAAGGCGTGGGGCGGCACCTACGTGATCGAGAACGTGCCTGGCGCCCCGCTGGACTACCCGCTCATCCTGTGCGGCGCATCCCTGGGCCTGGGCGTGGACGGGTCGATGCTGAAACGGCACCGCCTGTTCGAGTCCAACGCCTACCTGATGGGCCCACCCTGCGCCTGCGGCTCCAAGATCCTGGGCGTGTATGGGACCAGTGGTAGCGGCCCGATGACCCGCGGTATCAAGGCCTCGCGCACGCAGGGTGGGGATCTGATGGGGATCGACTGGATGACCTGGCGAGAACTGACCCAGGCCATCCCCCCCGTCTACACCGAACTGATCGGGGAACAGTTGGTTGATCTGTTGACTACTTCCCCTTCACCTTCTTCAGGTTCGGGTTCGCCCGCTTCGCCGCCGGGCTCGCCTTCCGAGTCGACGACGCCAGGATCGCCCCAGCCCGCTCCTGGCTGATCCCCTGCCGCTTCGCGATCGAGTTCTGCGCGGCCTTGAACCCCATCCCCTTCTTCGCTGCCATCACTCCTCCTAGGCGAGGGTGACGGTGCCGGACTTGGTCGCACCCAGCCCGGTCACGTTCACCGTCTTGGCCCCCGCGCTGGCGTAGGTGTGGTTCGCCGGGGTCGCCCCACCGTTGGCGTCCGCGTCCACGCTGATCACCGTGCCGTCCCCGTAGTCGACGGTGAGGATCCCGAACATGTTCGTGATCACCACGTGCATCGCGTGCGACCCGGCGTCGGTGGCGGCCACCCCGGGCGCCTTGTAGGTGTAGCCGAGTTGCGTTGCGATCGCCCGCCGGGACTCGCCCAGCGCCCTGGCGATGTTCTCAATGTCGCTGTCGGCGACACCCGAGATGGCCATGCTGTCTCCCTTACGGCTCGACCTTCAGCGGCAACCCGCTGGCGGTGACAATGTGCCCGTACACGTCAGTATCGGAGATCGCGGTGTTCTTGTAGGCGAGGATCGCCCGCACCAGTGAGGTCACCCCGTCGGGGCTTCTCGCCCAGTTCGTCATCAACGCGTTGAACTCGGTCTGGTCCACGGGCAGGTCTCCATCCGGGGGAGTAGGGGTAGGAGTAGGCGGCGCCGAGATGACCCGCACCCCCTGCGGGCCGTAGTACGCATCGGTCCAGCCCACGTAGGACAGCCCCCACCGCTGCTGGATCAGGCTGATCTTGACGACGTTCACGTAGCCGGTGGCGACGATGTCCGTGCTGGCGCACAACCCGCTGCCCACCGACAACGCCACATGCCCGGCCCCGGAGGATCCGCCGAGCCAGAACACCAGCCCCCCCGGCGGCGGGGTGGTGTGCCCGTGCCGGTACTGGCCGGGGATCGACGCGAAGTGCCGGGCCGCGGTCGGGTACCCGGAGTAGGTCAGCCCGTTCTCCACCGACACCACGTGATCACACATGCCCGCGGTGAACCGGGTCCGCAGCCGGGCGAACGTGAGCGCTCGGGCCACCGCCTGCGGGGAGGTGTTCAGGGTCACGGCGGGGCGTCCTTCGCGGTCTCGGTGCCCTTGCCGTCCACATAGTCGACGGTCGGCGGGTCCTCGTTGAGCAGGTCCTTGATCACATCCCACAGGGTGCGGTCGTCGATCGGCTCGTCCGGGATGATCGGAATCCGATCGCTCATCACAGCACCGTCGGGAACCAGATGTTGTCCATGCTGATCCAGTCGTTGGTGGACAGGTCGACCAGCGACAACTGCACCTCGCCGGTCTGCAGGATGGTGACCCGGTTGACCGCGGCCGCGTTGGCGGTGGTGACCGCGGCACTGCTGGTCCCCGAGGTGATCACCGGGACCACCCAGTTCAGTGCCGGCCGAGCCCCGGTCGGGAACACCATCAGGTTGGAGCCGTGGGTGCGGATCCCGGTGGCCAGCCCCAGCCCCCGGCAGCGCACGATCCCCCACGGGTCCTTCCAGTACTTGGGGATCCCCAACTGGGTGTCGTTGTCGTAGGAGGTCATGTTCGAGGACAGCGGGATCACCTGCCACGACGGGGTGGTCTGCATGGCCGCCGCGATCGCCGCCGCGACCTGCTGGAAGGTGGCCGCCTGCAGCCCGGCGGTGGCGTCCTGCCCCAGCGTCACCACCCCGGTGAAGGTGGGGGTGGCCTTGGGCGCCAGCAGAGCCTCGGCGGTGGTGGCCCGGGTCGTCTCGGTGGTCAGGTTGGTGGTCAGCGTGCTCTCCGCGCCCTGCGCCCGGGTGGTCTCGTTCACCACCGCGGTGTTCAGCGAGGAATCCGCGGAGGTCCGGGCCGCCGTCTCCGCCGCCACCTGCCCATCCAGGGTGGTCAGGTGGGTGTTGATCCCGGTGATCGCCGACTGGGTGTCCGGCAGGGCGGTCAGCGGGATGTTCGTGAACGTGTTCTGCGTCCCGCTCATCGCCTTGTTCGTCACCGTTGCGGTGCTGGACGCGCCCATCACGTGGTCACCCAACGCCAGCCCGTGCACCGACGCGGACAGGTTCACATGCTCGTTGGCCTCATCCGCGTCGATCGAGGTGATCACCAACTCGATCGCCGACCCGGAGTGGTCGGTGGCCAGCGTCCCGTCGTAGCCGCGGATCGACACGGTGAACGTGGAGGTGGCCCGGGAGGTGATCAGCACCTTCTCCTCGGCGGGCTGGCCACGGTCGATCACCGCGGCGAACGGCCCGGACAACCCGTCCGGCCAGCCCAGCGGCGCGTCGGTGGTGAACACCATGTCGGTCGAGGAGATCCCGGTCTGCAACATCAGCGTGTTGGCGCCGCCCGCGTAGTCACGACGTCCCATCAGTCGACCTCCCGCGCAACCAGGACGAACGTCCCGATGATGTTGGACTCGGTCTCGTCCAACCTGTGGCCCAAGAACAGAAAGTCGGTGGCGTGCAGAGTGTAGGTGCGGGCCCCCTCCCGGTACTGGAACGGCCGCTTGGTGTTCCCCAACTCGATCAGCAGGTCGTAGTCGCCGGCCACCGACCGCTGCTGGGTGGTGTCCGCGTAGGTGTACTGGTCGGAGAGGATGATCGGCAGCCGGAACTCGGTGGCCGCGGCCGACACCGGCAGGACCCGGAACTCCATCCGGGTCAGCGTCGGCCCCAGCGTCGGATTCTCCTCATCCCGGTACAGCCGGTACCGGATCGAGGCGTTGGAGAACGCCCGGTCCAGGCCCAGGTGCCCCATCGTCACCGAGCCGGCCAGGTCGTTGTGCCCGATCTGCCCCCACGCCTCCTCATCGAAGTTGACGTCCACGTCGATCTCGCCGAACAGCGGCCGGTGGTACACCTGCACGTACAGGCCCTGCTTGGGGTCGGAGGTGTTGAACGAGAGCGCCCCCTGGTCCAGCCAGCCGTCGGTGGCCAACTCGTCCTGCTCCGCCCACACCCCGGAGTTGCCGACGGTGAACACCCGCTTGCCGTGGAAGGTGGTGATCGACCACACGTTCCCGGTGACCGCATCGGTGGACAGGTCCGGGGCGTGCGCCGGGGTCAGGTCGTTGATGAAGGTGGCCAGGTTGGCCCGGCCCAGCCCGGCGGTGATCGCATGGTCCGGGTCGGCGCCCATCGAGTACCAGATGAACGACTCCTGCCCCTCGAAGTCGTACACCGGGGTGCCGGTCTTGATGATCTGCCCGTAGGTCAGGTTCCCGGTCGAGTCGGGGGCGGCGAACCGCCAGCCGGTGTCCACCCCCACCATGACGAAGTTCAGGTAGGTGCCGATCGCGGTGGCGATCTCCCCGTCCGGCAGCGGCCCGGCCTGGACCGGCGGGTCGAACGTGGTCGCATCATCCTTCGGGCTCATCCGGTACACCGCCCAGCGGTCCCCGCTGCCGCCGATCAGGTAGGCGACGGCCTGCCCGTCGGAGGCGTCCCGCCAGGTGAAGGTGGGGTTGGGGTGCTGGTAGATGAGCACCGGGGTGCCGGTGGTGATGTCGTACAGGTACTGCTGATTCCCCACGATCAGGAAGCCCTTGACGTAGGCGATCATCGACCGGCCCGGGTCCAGGCCGGGGATGCTGGCGAACACGGTCGGCGCGAACACGGTCGGGTAGGAGTACACGTGCCCGTCGTCGGACAGCACATACAGCAAGGTGCCGTCGGTGCACGCCCCCAGCGCCGTCCCGGCCAGGCCGTCCACGGTGGGGTCACCGGTCAGGTCGGTCCACCACCGGGCGTAGGTGCCGGCGATCACCACCATCTGGTCGGGGCCGACGGTCAGCACCCAGGACCGGCCGGATCCGACCGAGGAGATGTTCGTCACCGCGGGCAGCAGCGACACCCGCCAGTCGGTCCACACGTCCACGTTGTGGCAGTCGGAGAACCGGTTCGGCAGGGAGTTCTTGCGGTCGTAGCGTTCCTGCCCGGCCCCGCCGGACCAGGTTTCGATGTTGCGCCGCCACACCTCCGGCGGGATCTGCGCCGCGTCATCCCCCGAGTCGGACTGTTGTGAGTTCAACAACTGGACGGCGGACCGCTGGTAGGAGTGGTACAGCCCCAGCCCGGAGGAGAAGTCCAGCAGGAACCCGCGCCCGTCGATCGCCACCGGCAGCGCGGTCTCTTCCGGTTCCCGGATCCCTGGCCCGGTGTAGAACGGCTGATCCGGCAGGGTGGTGATCTCGAACGTGGGGGTGCTCATATCAGGCTGCCCACCGGGTTGGTGGTCTGCCAGTACCCGAACTTGGACACCAGCCGGGCGTACTCCTCCTGGGTGCGGATCCCGTAGGTGCGGGCAAACTCCCGACTGGCGCCCAGGGTGGCGCCGGCCGGCACCTCCTCAGGACGCCTGGCGTCACCCTGGGCCGTCAACTGGTTACGGCGCGACTCGTTGGTCAGCAGCAGCCGGGACGCGGCGAACAGCCCCGGCAGGTCCATGGTCTCGGTGGTCAACCCGAGGGTGGCCACATCGGTGGTCAGGTCGGTGGCCGGGCTGAACGGGAACGCCAGCACGAACTCGATCAGGGTGGCGTTCTGCGGCGGCGCCCCGTACAACCGGATCTCCTTGATCTCCGGCTGCCACTCCGCGGCGATCCGCTGCCAGGTCGCGGTGTAGGTCTGCTGGTACCGGGCGATCAGCAGCCGCAGCGGGGTCAGCGTCTCCCAGTTGCCGGTGGTCGGCAGCGGATACTTGTTCGACTGCCAGTTGATCACCGAGGTGAACGACCCGTACGCGTACAGCCCGTTCACCGGCGACCCCATCGAGTACAGCCCGTTGTTCCATTCCCGCACGATCGCCCAGTTCGTCCACCGCGGCTTGACCCGCACCACCTCCCCGGCGTTGACCGGCACATCCGGGCCGCCGTCGGCCCGGGGCAGCACGGTGGCCTTGGTGCCGTCGGAGGACAGCACCAGGCACTGGAACGTGTTCAGGCCCACGCTCATCAGCCCACCGGCCTGGGTGGTGCGCAGCGGGTAGGCCAGTTTGATGGTCTGCTGCCCGGGGGTGTAGCCCTCCGCCAGCACACTGACCGAGTCGGCCAATGATCCCTGCACCAGGGACCGGGTGGCATCAACGAGGTTGCCGACGGTGGTGGTCATCAGATCGTCCAGGTGGTGCAGTTGACCTTGGTGTAGGACGGCACCGCCTGGCTGGACACCCGGACCGATCCCATCCGGGTCACCACCGCGTTGGCGTTGTCCGCGTCCAGGATCTCGTACACCGACACGGTGCCGGTGGCCGGGGCGTTGAACCCGGTGGTGGTGTTCACGTTGCTGTTCCCGATCCCGGCACAGGTGACGTGCCCGACCCAACCGCCGTCCGCGCCGACCGCCTGCGGCACCGACGGGGTGTCCACCACATCGGTCCCGGCCGCGGTGGTGCAGGTCGAGGTGGCGCTGGCGGTGCCCAGGTTCATGTTGTTGTCGAACGCCTTGACCCGGGCCGTGTAGGAGTGGTTCTTCCGGAACCCGGACAGGGTGATCGGGGAGGCCGACCGGGCGGGCAGGAACGGCACGAACCCGGCCCCGTCGCCGGCGTCCACCTCGATCACGTAGCCCTGGATCGACACCCCGGCGTCCTCGGCGATCGGGGTCCAGGTGAACACGATGTCCCGCCCGTCGGCCCCGGCGGTGGCCACGAAGTTGGTGGGGGCGGCCGGGCCGGTCCGGTCCCCGCCACCGTCCGCGCTCATCGCGAACGTGATCGACGGGGTGGTGGCCGGGCCCGCGGTCCAGTCCGGGCCGAGCGCCCGCACCACGTAGTGGTGGGTGGAGGAGGCGGCCAGCCCGAACACGATCCCGACCCGGCCGTTGACGGTGGTGCCGGTGTAGCCGTTGGTTTCGGTGGCACCGGTGGTGGCGTTCCAGCGCAGGTAGCAGTCGTGCAGGGTGATGGCACCGATGTGCACGCCGCCGTACTGGGCGTGCTGCCACTTCGTCGGGTCGACCGACCCGTTGCTGATCGCGGTCGCCGCCAGGGTGTCCTGCGCGACGGTCGGGTTGGCCTGCATCCACGACTGGTACATGTCCAGCAGCCCGGACGCCTGGATCGTCGACACCGACGGCGGGCTGTTGGAGGTGGTCAGCCGGGCCCCGCTGTAGTACACGCAGTTGTAGGCGGCCACCGTCTGGGTGTCCTGGTGGTGCGCGAGCGCCGCGGTGCCGTCCCCGAGCGAGGTGTGCCGCCGGATGGTGCCGTACGCCTTCAGGTCGATGCCGCGATCTCCGTTGCCCCAGGTCAGCACGTCGATCGCGGTGAACGGGGCAGCGTTCTCCTCCGAGATCAGCCCATCCCCCTGCGGGTAGCCGGGGTTGGGGGCGGTGTAGCCGGCCCGGTTGTTCACCGACACCACCCGCACCGCGGTCGACGGGGACTTGACGGTGATGGTCTCCGGCCGGGCATCGAACAGGTTCCCGCCGGACGGGGTGGACGCGTTGTTGTAGTTGGAGTTGTCGTTCTGGTGTTCCGAATCCCAGTAGCAGTCGGTCTGCACATATCCGACCCCGGCGTTGTTCGCCCAGGTCCGGGCGTTGCCCTTGTCCATCCCGTAGATGGTGCAGTTGGTCTGGGTCAGCGTGCACCGACCGTCGGAGCGGCCCTCGGTGAACAGCAGCCCGCGGGACACGTTGAACGCGATGCAGTCCTTGAACACGACCGCCCCGATGTCGGCGTTGTTGCCGATGTTGGGGAAGGTGGCCGTCTTCATGTTCTTCCAGCCGATGTGGTCATACGTGGTGGTGCCACCGGCGGAGGCGGGCTGCAGCGAGATCATCACCTCGCCGTTGTTGACCGCGGTCTGCCCGGCCTTGGGCCACGGCCAGTCCCGGTGCCCGACGAACATGACCACGCTCTTGCGCCCGTCGATGGTCTCCCCCGACCAGGTCGTGTTGATCTTGTTCCAGACCAGGTTCACCCAGCCGCCGCCGAGCGTGTACGGCTTGTTGCAGGCCAGGAAGTGGAAGATGTCCCCGTCGGCCCGGTTCACCCAGCAGCCAGCCGCGTTGGTGAACTCCGACCACTTCACCGCCGCGGTCCAGGCGTGCCCATAGCCGGAGGCGCCGATGGTGGAGAACGTCAACCCGGTCTTGGTCACCCCGTCGGGGGCGATGTACCAGTCGGCCATTACTTCACATCCACTCCGGGGTTGGTCGCCAGCCAGGTACCGGCGATCGCGCAGATAAACCTAAAGATGTCCAGGCGGCTCGCGGTGGTCGCCGGGACGACCTGCGTGCCGCCCGGCCACTTCAGGGTCTGCCCGGTCCCGGCTGCCCAGGTCAGCACCCGCCCGCCGACACCGTCCTGACGCAGCAGCAGCGTCAGGTCCGCCCCGACGGTGGCGGTGGGCAGGGTGAGGGTGACGGTGGCGGAGGTCAACGTGACATCCTGGGTGGGGTACTGCGACCATTGAGACAAGGTGAGCGCCGCCCCCGAGTTGGACGCAAGGTAGCCCTGCGGCTTGATCCCGGGCACCCATTCCCCGGACGCTCCGGACGAGTTGGATCCGACCAGCGGATACATGCGCCGCAGCGCGTCCCGCTGCCCCAGCAGATACCACTGGGCGCAGGCCTGCATCACAAAACGATTCAGGTAGTCCAACGCCCCGGCCACGTCGGTGGCGGCGATCGCGTGCAGCACCGGCTGCCCATCGACCAGGGCGTTCTCCTCCTCGAACCCGGCCGAGGTGGACGAGTCATACGGCAGCAAGGTGGCGTCGGTGGCCCCGCCCCCACCGCCGGTCAGTCGGGAGTCGTCCCCGGCGCAGACGGTGCCCGCGGTGGTCCCCACGTTCAGCACCGCCGCCCCACCCAGGCCCAGGTTGGTGCGGGCCGTGGCCGCGGAGGCCACATCGGACAGGTTCGCCGCCTTGTCCATCTTCAACGCGTCCGCGGCGGTCCGGTTGGTGGTCTCGGTGGCGACCTTGCTGGTGGCGTCCGCAGCAGCGGCGGTCTGCGCGGCGGCAGCCGACCCGGCCGCATCGAACGCGGTGGTGCTCGCGGTGGCGGCGGTGCCCAGGCCCATGTTGGACCGGGCCAGCGACACGTTCGACAGATCCGACAGGTTGTTGGCGACCTTCAGGTAGGCGGTGTCCGGCTGGGTCGCCGAGGTACCCAGACCCAGGTTGGTCCGGGCGGTCGCCGCATTGGCCAGGTCGGACAGGTTCGCCGCCTTCTGCAACGCGGACGCGGTCGCCGCGGCCGCCGCACCGGACGCATCGGCGGACACATCCGCGGCGGTCAGCAGCACCACCCCGGTGTGCCCATTGACCGAGATGACGCCCGAGCCGGCCAGGGCCAGCCAGTTCGCCAGCGACGAGGACGGCAACGCGGCCAGCACGAACTCGCTGCCCAGGTCGGTGCGGACCGCGTGGTCACCGACGATCGCCGCGGACAGCGCCAGCATCTCGGCCTGGCTGGCCACGAACCAGGTGGTGCCGGACGGTGGCAGCGGCGGCAGTTGGGACGACGGCACCTTTCCGGCGACCAGGTCGGCCTTGGCGGCCAGGATCGGATCCAGGCCCAGGTTGGTCCGGGACGTGGTGGCCGAGGTCACGTCGGACAGGTTCGCGGCCTTGCTCATCTGGGTGGTGTTGGTCGCGACCGCCCCGTCCCCGGTGTGCTGCGCGGTGTTGACCGCCGCGGTGATCGAGTCCAGCGCGGTGTTGAGGATGTCGCCCCACACGTTGGCGTCCTGGCCAGGGGTGGGCTTGGTGATGACCAGGTCAGCCATACACGTCACTCCCGTAGGTGTCGGTGCCGTACGGCCGGGTCCGGAACGGCACGATCGGCGGTGGCGCGAAGACCTCGGTGAACGTGTAGCCCGCGTTCTTCAGGACCTGCACCTCCCACGCCTCCGGCGGGTACAGCGCCTCGTACCCACCGGCCGGGTGCGCGTCGACCCGGAAGTACTCCTGGGTCTCGAACGTGGTGGTCTGCCGCACCGTCCCATCCTTGGAGACGAACAGGCCGACCTGGGTCTCCGGGTAGTGGAACCGGTTCCACAGCGGGGTGGGGTGATCCGGGCGGGCGTGGTCGTCGATGCTGACCGGGAAGTCCAGCCGCAGCAAGATGACCTGTTCCCCGGCGCCGGAGAACGCCGCCGAGAACGCGGCCCCGAACGCCCCACCGAACGCGCTGCTCATCGGATGTCCGTCCAGGACCGGTGCGCCCGCCACGTCCCGGCCAGCACACAGTGGAACTCGAAGGTGTCCGAGGTGGACGCGGTGGTGGAGACCGCCGGGTTCGCGGTGCCACCCGGCCACTTGATTGACGAGGCGTGGGTCCAGGTCACGCTGTAGGGGCCACCGGACGCGGCCTGGCGCACCACGACGGTGAGGATTTCGCCGGGGATCGGACCGGCCGGGAGCGCGACCGTGCAGTTGGCGGACAGGGTCATGTCGACGAACCGTTGCGCCCGCGCGTCCGGCATGGTCTGCGCCGCCCCGGACACGGCGATGGTGACGACCCCGTTGCCGGTGGTGATGTAGTTCTCGATCTGGGCGAGGTTGTTGTTGTACGGGGTGCGCAGCGCCTTGACCCGGTCGGCGGGGCTGATGAACGCCAGGTCCATCACCGTGGACAGCGGCGGGTTGACGATCACCTGGTGGGTGATGACCGACGTGAGCGCGTTCGCGTCGGTGACGGTGAGGGTGACGGTGAACAGCCCGTTGGTGGTGTAGTCGTAGATGAACTCGTCGGTCAACGCCGCCGAGGTGTGCACCACGTTGCTGGTGCCGTCGCCCGGGTTCCAGGTGTAGGAGACGATCGCCCCGTCGCCGGGCACCGTGGTCGCGTCGAACGTGTACGCCCCGGCGTCGCCGCCCTCGGTGGCGGAGGCGATGAAGGCGGCGGTCGGCGGGGTGTGGATGACCGGGCTGCCGGAGAAGATCGAATCGGTGACCAGGGTGACGAACTTGTCGTAGGAGTACGACGCGTCGGTGCCGGTGCTGGTGCCGCCGGTGGTGGTCGGGCCGGTGGTGTCGGTGGGCAGGAACGGCTGGGAGTTGAACCAGCGCGGCTGGGCGGCCTGGGAGTTCCAGTAGATCGGGGCGGTGATCAGCAGCCCATCGGGGTCGGCGGGGACGTTGTTGCCGGCGTCGTGGCCGCCGGGCACCGTGTACGCCTCGCCGCGGAACCATTTGCGGCAGCCCTCGAACCAGTCGCCCTTGATGTGCTTGTCGGCGTTGTGGGTGGCCGCCCCGGTCAGCGCCCCCCCGGACACCGCGAACCGGGTCAGGTCCTCACTGATGGCGAACTCGCCGAGCCCGAGCCGGACCGGCCTCGACCCACCGGTGCCCGCCTTGTACCAGTTCAGCGGGTTCTGCGCCGGGGACCGCAGCGGTTTGAGCGCGTCGGAGTAGTGGGAGAACCCGGCGGCGGCCTGCGGCGGCCGGGAGATCCCGCCGCCCTGGGTGGTGGTGAACCCGGGGGAGGATCCGCCCGGGTTGGAGTCGTCGGGGTAGCCGCCGGACCAGGCGTACACGTCGGCGAACACCCACTGGGTGAACCCGTCGCCGGGGTAGAAGGTGGACCCGGTGCCGTTGGTGTAGTTGTTCACCATGTGCGCGCCGATGGTCGCCGCCGACCATTCGATCATGTCGTACCAGGTGCCCGCGTAGGACGAGCCGTGCCCGGTCGACGGCTTGGGCCCGAACCCGACCCCGTTGTCGAGGAAGAAGTTGAACACCGCCTGCCACCACGCGGTGTACTCCGAGCCGATCGCGTTGGCGTTGTTGCTCGGTTCGTGTTCGGTGCCGAAGAAGATCGACTTGATGGTGGCGGTGTTGGTGCCGTCGTCGTGCCAGCGTTTGAGGTTCTGGACCAGGTTCAGGTAGGCGGTCTTGGTGCTGTTCGACCCGGCCGCGTTCAGGTCGTTGGCGATCTGCTGCCAGCCGGTCCGCCCACCCGAGCCGGTGATCTTGTACCGGTCGTCGGAGAACGAGATGAACAAGAACGCCCCGTCGTTGGCGATCGACCGCCAGTCCGGGGTGAACATCCCGTAGGTCTGGCCGGTCGATGAGGTGACCCCGGTGGTGGCGAACGCGTTGTTCGTGTACACCCGGACGATGTCCGGGGTCCGGGTCCACATCTGCTTGATCTTGTTGTAGTTCGCGAGGTCGGTGCCGGGCCACCCGGCGGTGACCCCGGTCGGCCAGAACATCGCCGTGTTGGGCAGTTCGGCCCCGCTCGGCGAGCCGAGGCTGGTGCCGATCAGCCGGGTCCGGCCGCCGGTCAGGAAACGGGTCGCGGGCGGGGCCATCTCACCTCACTCGAACAGCGGGTCGACGTTGGCGGTGATCTTGGCGTACAGGTCCTGCAGCGCAGTCTGCACGTCCGGCCCGGCCAGCCCCCCGGCGGTGGATACCCCGACCTGGTTGGCGGACAAGACCCCGTCGATCAGGGTGGCGATGTCGGCGGGGGCGAGCGCGACCGCGGCGGAGGTGACCGGGGAGGCGTTGCCGATGATCGACTGCGCCGGGAGTTGAGCCAACTTGGCCAGGGTGACCGACCCGGATCCGATCTTGGCGGTGGTGACCGAGTTGTCGACCGGGACCCGCTGGTCGGACAGCCGGGCATCGGTGGTGATCACCGCGGTGCCGGTGATGGTGGCCGGGGTCAGGGTGCCGCCGATCTTGCCTTGGGTGACCGCCCCGGCGAAGATCATCGCCCCGTTGACCTGGTTGGTGCCGATCGTCGGGTTCGGGTAGGTGCCGGTCAGCGACCCCCCGGCGGTCCCCGACGGCGGTCCCCCGCCGGTACCGGCCGGACCTGCCGGACCGGCCGGGCCGGTCGCTCCGGGCGGACCCGGGTCACCGGTCGGGCCTTGCGGGCCGGGGACGGCGACCTGACCGCCGACGTCGGCGGCGAAGTCCCGCAGGTCGTTCGCGCCGATGTCGCCTTCGGTGTTGTCCGCGAACGGCCCGGAGACCGGGTCGGTCCACTTCGGATCAAGCGCCATGGCTGACTCCTGTCTGGGAAGGTGGGGCCGGTCACCGCCATGAAGACCGGCCCCACCCGACCAGGTGTTAGCCCGCCAGGTTGCCGATCAGGACAGCCTCGGCGCGGAACCGGGAGAACCCGCCGAGCCAGTACCAGCCGACCGAGGCGAACCGGCGGAGCCGGTCCACCACCGGGGAGACGATGACCTGCGGCATCGGCCCGAACCCGGGCGCGTTGGAGTGCAGCATGGCCAGGCCCTCGTTGCCGAGGAAGAAGCCGTGCGACGCACCGACACCGGTGGTGACGATGATCTCGAAGCCTTCGTACACGCCGATGGCGCCGCGGGCGATGTCGCCGGTGCCGCCGCCGGAGTCCTGGTTGATCTGGTAGTACCGCCAACCGGCGGCGTCCGACTCGCCCTTCAGCGCGGTCAGCGAGGCAGGGTCGATGTAGGCGCGGTACAGGCCGTTCGCGAACGGTTCGATGTTGTTCGACTGGAACGACTGGAACGCCGCGCGCAGGGTGGCCGATGGCTTCCCGGACACGGTCACGTCGGTGGGGGCGGCGGTGTTCGCGGAGCCGTCCGCGTTCAGCCCGCCACCGGTGGTGGAGCCGAGCAGGGAGTCGCGGGCGAGCCGGTCCATGGTGGCCCCGGCGTTGCGGCCGACCCGTTCGGCGGCGATCGGGTCGAACGGGATCATCGAGGTGCCGCGGAGCAGGTTGGTGGAGGTGACGACCCGGCCGTACTCGTACAGGATCACGTCGGTCCCGAACGAGGCGAGCGGGGTGGGCAGCACGTCGTAGTTCTCCACCAGCAGCGCCTTGGTGGGGTCGTCGTCGAGGTCGTTGACGACGTTGAGCCGGATCACCGCGCCGGTGTGGGACTGGTTGGTGGTGCGGATGGTGGCCGCGTCGGCGAAGACGAGACGGCGGCGCAGGAACTTGTAGGCCTGCAGGTCATAGGCCCGGGTGATCAGGGTGTCGAGGACGTTGCTACCGGTAGGAAGGCCGGCCGAATCGCGCGGGCCGACGTTGAGCAACTTCCCTTCGGGAGTCTGGCTGGCAGATACCGGGGAGACGAGATCGGAGGCGATACCGCCGGCAGGCGGGTCAACGTAGGCCATGACGAAACTCCGTTGCGACGCGCAGGGATAGGGTCGCGTCCTTCCGGACGGCAGCGGCCGTTACGGCGGACCCACCGCGTCGCACGGAGCATGGCCTCCCGGCCGTGCTGCCACGTGCTGATGCGGACTGTAGCGCTACTGCCCGGCGATCGGAATCCCTTGTTCGGCGAGGGCGGCGAGCATAGCGGCGGTGCCGCCGGACTTGTAGGCCTCATCCAACTTCTGGGTGGCGGTCATCAGGTCCGGGGCGGACCCGGGGTTGGCCGCGGAGATGGCCTGGGATGCGGCCAGGGCGGCCTGCTGCTCGGCGGTCAACTGCTGGGTCGGCGGCTGCCCGGTATCGGCGAGGAACCCGGCGGCAACCGCGGCGGCCCGCATCGCGTCCGGGTTGAGGTCACCGTCGTAGCCCTTGACGAAGTACTTCATCCGGTCGTTGTCGGGGTCGATCCCGGCCTTGATGAACGCCAACTGCTTGGCCAGGGCGGTCAGGTTGGTCTCCGCGTCGCGGGCCTTCTTCTCGGCCCGGCGCAGTTGGGCCCATTCGGAGTTGGACCGCTGGGCGTTGTCGGCGGGGGCGGCGGTGCCACCCTCGTCCGGGATCTCCATCTCGTACTCGTTGCCGTCGGCGTCGAACACCTGGATGCTGCCCATCTCGCTCCCTCTGTTCAGGCGGAGGTACCTGCTCGGATTCCGATCATGAGGTGGTGGTGCCCAGGCCGCTCACACCCGCCTGGGAGGCCGTCGGGGACCCGGCTGCACCGAAGGATGCCAGCCTGCCCTTGACCACCCGGGTCACCTTGGCCTGGGCGAGGGCGTCGCCGAACTGGGCGGCGGTCCGCACATCCTGGTTGGCGACCTCGCCTTGGCCGCGGGCCAGCGCCTGGGTGGCGGCGACGTTCCCGAACCCGGACAGGGCCTGGGCGTAGGTGACGCCTTGGGCGGCCAACTGTTCGGCGGTCTGCCGGCCGATGGTGATGCCCTGGTCCAGCGCCCCACCGGCGACCTGGGAGGCGGCGAACTGGCGCTGCAGTTCGGGCATCGCCTTGGTCGCGTCCAGGTACATGCCGACAATGCCGCCGGAGTTCACCCCATACAGGGAGCCCATCGCGGTCCGCACCGATTCGGGGGCGGTGTAGGAGGCGGCGACCGCGTCCTGGTAGCGGGTCTGCGCCTCGTTCGGGGACACGTTGTTGAGCAGCATCTTGGCGATCTGATCCGGCGTGTCATACATGCCCTTGGGCAGCCCGGCCTGCTGCACCAACTGGTAGATGGTCTGCTCGTAGGACTGGTAGGCGGCCTCGGAGATGCCGCGCCCGGTCTTGTTCAGTTCGGCCATGGCCGGGTAGCGGGCCGCGTACTGCGGGGTGGTGCGGGTCCATTGGATGACCTGGGCCGGGCTGTCGCCTTGGAGGATCTTCTGCCAGGCCTGGTCGGCGAGGCCGCCGAGCCCGGTCTGCGCGAACCAGGCGTCGAGCATGTCCTTGGCGCTGGACTGGT